CATTTCTTCGATTATACAAAAAAAGGGAGGTTTTGTCAACCCCCCTTCATATCAGGCTCGCCACCAATTTTGATTACGAGAAAATTGGAAACTCGGCGGAGAAAGAATTCCCCATCCGCACCACCAGTTTTTTAAATGGAAATTGGAAACCATTAATCCTGCAAGTGAAATCCCCATTTATCGACTGGACATTTAGATGCTCTCAAACTTGTTTTAGGTTCAAGAAAACAACCACAATGTCTACAGCGAATATCGGATCTGGAGAAATATTGACACGATCTACAAATATCCATTCGATATTTTTTTACTTGGTCTGGAACAAAAACACTATGACCCTGGGCAGTATTTTTGGCAACGTTGCCAATAGTATTCGCTAAATTTTTAGCTTGTTGTATTTTTGAAGGGTATTGTTGATTATCCATAGAAGTAAAAAAGAAAGGGGAACGTCCCGACCAGGGCGCTTTTTATGCCATCCCGAGGCATTGGGTCAAACTTGACTCCACCAGTACTTTTTAAGTCTTTCCGTGACTAACTGAATGTAATTACATCCTCACCAGCAGCGCCCTGAACGCCACTGCTAATATAGTTATAAGGGATTTCATCCACCCCATAATCGTATCCATAATTGAATCGGATACTATCACCTTCAGTTTCTCTAGTAACTGAAATAAAACGAGAACTTACAGTCCAACCTTTAATACGTTCTAGAGTTTCAGTAATTTGTCGAAGAAGATACGGATCTTCTTCTTTAGCACCAAGACTTAATGCTTCTCGCAAGGCATCTTGAGCACGTTCAAGTTGATATTTAACAGAATCAGTCATCGTCATCATCTCCATGTACGTAGGCAGGAACATTGTCAGGATCTAACCAACAAGTATAATCGTGGTCATCCATGGCAGTCATCAATTGCATTTCATTATCGCAGAGATACATGTCCCGATACCGACCAGTGTAGGAATCTACTTTCTGAATACGGCAATCGGGTTTGCCATTAATCTCTAGAGTGCCAACTTGCACATACCGATAAGGAAAACGTTCAAGTAAAACAGTTGGTTTTTTCATAATGAATAGTTCAATAGTTAGTTGAATTAACATCAACAGCAGGCTCACCAGGAATCGAACCTGGGACAACCGCTTAGAAGGCGGTGGTTATATCCGCTTAACTATGAGCCCTTATGTTGTAATGAGTTTCACGATGGCAGTTAGCACATAACATAACACATTTGTCTAGTTCTGTCAAGAGTTTCTTTTCAGACCATAATCTCATTTTGTTCCAGGAGGCTTCCTTTTGATTTGGATCTAAATGATGAAATTCTAAAACATCTGGACACTTATCATATCCGCAAGTTTGGCATTTTCCACCTTTATATTTTATAGCATCAAGTTTTCTTTGACGCCATCTTTCAATACAATAGTTATTGAAATTTGCTTTCTCTTCTATTGTCATTTTTGAATAAGGTTTTCCCATTAGATTAGACTAATTAATTCTAATCTATTTATACATCAAGCAGCAGTTTTTTGCAAGATCTTGATTTGTTGAGCAACTTCTTTTGCCTCAACGATTTTACCTTCACTTGCAAGAGAGTGAAGTTTATCGATGAGCGTCTCAACTGTTTTATCTACTAGATTAGAATCTTCGTAGTTGTCGTAAGCAATCATCGGAACCTCCTTGACTTGACTTATTTAGGATAGCACGGGGACCGTCTGGTGTCAACCCCCTTTACCAAAGTAATCCTTCCGCATGTATCTGCCGAGGATGTTGGAATTATAGTACGCAGGGGTGCCATCCGTCAAGGCTTCTGTCAAAACATTATTCAAGAAGAGTTGTTTTGTTTCTTCGAAGTTGCATTGTCCTTTTGTTGTATGGAGGCTAAGTATTTTTCTGTCGAAGGATGTTTTGCCCCAAAGTTTAACATCGGTTTTGAGTTCGGGACATGATCCATAATAATTTTTCCAATCTGACTCTGATTTAACTTTTCTAGATTTGCCCTTTGGTGTGCGGAAACTCCAGAAATATTTTCTACCAATATACGACTTACCAGTTGCAGTGCAGTGGATATGATAAACGAAACCAAAATAATCTTCAATGTGATCCGATTCAAAAACTTCTGAATTATACATCCAAGGATTCTCATAAGACATTAAAAAACCTCCTTCATGGAGGTATTTAGTTACTTAGTTGAACCATGGATCTGGTATCTTTGTTTCATTGCTCCTAGGAACCATGCTTCTGCTAGAGACTTCGGACCCTCTCGTAGAACTTGTTTGTTCTTCTCGGATAACTTCTCGTTTGCCAAACAAATTTCTTTCCAATCTTCCATAAATTTCTTTCTTTAGTTTCTCAGTTAAGCTATAGAGCATATTCATGAACCCTTACAGAGTTATTTTACAGATAAAAAAAGGGGTTGTCAAGTGGTCTTTGTCACCTGACAACCTTGCGACGACGATATTTGGGTAGCCCCAAATTATTTATCAATCAAAGATTCTACCCCAACCATCATTACCACCTGGACACCAACGTGCTTTGAGCATTGCCTTGCTGTAGACAGTGCCCTTACCATTTGTTACAGGACCAGTGTAGTTGTCGTTGCATGAACCATAAGGATCGTTTACAACATAACCATCACCCTTCTTACCGATGACTACACACATGTGACCACCAGTAGGAGCAGATAGAGAACCCCTGTGGAGAATACCAATAACAACAGGTTTCCCAGCAGCGAGACTACGATCAAGATCGGCAAAGCTGAGATTATAACTAAAGTGAGACTTAACTCCATAACCAGCAAGTACCTTTGTTTGTACTGCGTGATCTGTCGTGTCACCAATCGCAAATACCTTCGTGACATACGCATCGTCACCTTTAGCACCCTTAAGAGTACCTGGCTTGAGGAACTCAAGGCACATTGCACACGAAGACGAGTTGCATGTTCTATGAGCATCACGATAGTTGTCTACCTGGTTAAAGTATGGTACTGCTAGAATAGGTGGAATGGGGGGCTTGCTACGGAACTTCTCGATCCATGCGGCATCCTGAGCACCCCCAGCACCGTCGTCTACGAGGCAATCGGGATCCGTCTGTGCCATTGCTGCCTCAAGCAGACTGACACCCTCTACGTGCCCTGCATTGCGCTCTGAGAAGAACTCGAAGAACTTGTGCAGATCCACAGGACCACCTGCGGTGTTGCCTCCACGATAAGCAGCAACCCAAGGTGAATCTTGCTTGAGGTGCTCAGGAATCGATGACTCTAGAAGACCAACGGCAGCAACATGGTTGGCATTATTTTCATCATAGAACTTAAAGAAATTAAGTAGTACCTTAGACATTTTAAACTCCTTTTGTACAGTAGTGTTAGTAGAACCTGTTAAACCTTTTTTCCACGCATTCCCTTCGGCAGTTCTACGTCGAGCCAATCCTGCCTCAACATTCGTGCCTGGGTTTCTATACTTGTAAAGAGCAGCAGGTACATCCTTCCAGTTTGCTTTAGACGAAAGTGCAACGTTAATGGAATTGAAGTTGGCACGATCACCAACGAATCCTGCACCTAAGTTATAAGCAAAACTTAGAAGAGCACCTTGCTGCTCTGGGGTCATTTCGTTCCAGAAAGGAACTTTTGTAAGTGCTGGGATGAACTGCTTCTCACACTGAGAGACGAGTAAATCATCTGCCTCTGCTTGTGTGATAGTGTCTCCCATTTTAAATGGTGATCCATCTTTTTTACGAGTGGAACCCCAACCAATTGTGATTGGAAGTCCACCTGTGAGTGGATCTGGATATGCTTTTAAGTGGCACCCTTCAAATTCTTTAATAAGGGACAAGCCTGGTGCTGGTACAGTCATGAAAATAAATGTAGTAGGTTTGCTGTTTGTTGTGCAATTCTGGTATTGATTATATCAATATATTGTTGTTCTTTTTCAATTAGAATGTATTTTCTATCCGTTTCCATACATGCTATAGCAGTAGATCCAGAACCACCAAAACAATCAAGAACAACGTCTCCAGGATCAGTACAATGTAGAATAATATTTTTAAGGAGATCTACTGGTTTAGGAGTGATATGACCCATTTTCTTCGCATCAAACTCATAGTTCCATACAGAATGATGAGTCCTTTGGTTATTGAACTTAGGAACAATATCTTCCATTTTCAACCCTAGGTATTTAGTAATTGGCTTGATAGTATCTTCCGTGGGATAATTTTTCCCTGTCTCGATATTACTATACCAACCAGTCAGATTACCGTTCTTACTCAAGATCTCAGCAGAAATCTCGGAAGATTTCACACCACGTTTGAGACGTTCTTCCTTAAGTTTGGTATGCAAATCTTTACGTGTATAGAACAACATATACTCCACCATCTTTTGGAAGTTGTTCAACCCTTCAACCTGAACAAATCCTTTCAGGAATCCTTCTTGCTTACATCCATCAAATAGTTTATTCCATACAATAAAGTTACGATATTCCAGATCTGTTGATTGTTGAATACGACGATCCAACTCCGACATCATACGAAAGTCATTATGAAAAAACCAAAAAGATCCAGAGTCTTTCATGACCCTGGATAACTCAATGAAGACTTCTTCTAACCAATCGTAATAGGATTCACCAGAATAAGGTTTAGGTGTAAACCCCTTTTTAGTATACCCAAAGTTATCCCAGTCCTCCTTACCAATGTTGTAAGGAGGATCGATCAGAATTAGATCAGCAGATTTATCTTCTAGTTTCTGGAGTTCAACCAGACAATCTCCATGAATAATCATCAGTGTTTAGCAGCAAGTTCTTTTTGGCGTTTAACGAAGTCGGGAAAAGAGCGTTTGTTTTGAGCAGAATTGGTTTCTCGCGTAAGAGGAAGAAGATTCAATCCCCGTGTCATGTAACGATTTGAAACAACAGGAAACACATGTCCAAATTGAATTTGGTTGAAGTCATCTGGTTCTTCGGTATTCAACCAATCTGGTTGCAAACGCTCAAGTGACCAGGGATCACACAAGTATCCTTCACTATCAACAATGGTCATATTATACTCTGTCTTGTAATAATTCACAAGATACTCAGCATGTTTTTTATATGCCGAAAGAATACTAGGAGCAAAATCTTTCTTATACTCAATATCATACTGAAGGGTGGTCAGAGCAGCAAGATCAAATGCCGCTGTAGCACAAGTAAATCCTGTTCCTGCTTGATGTACTGGAACAGCAGCTTTATATTTTTTCTTCTGTTTCAGACCATACATTTTCCTCAGAATAGATTCATTTTCTTTCGTCAATTGCACACCAAAAAAGCGGGCAATTCGATTTTTGAAAATTACATCATCGGCTCCAGGTGCTTGTGTACAATCTGTAATTTTATTTACAAACTTATCAACATAATGGGATCCAATAAGATGTTGGCATTTCCCAGAATGACCTGCAGGCAAACAGCAACGAGGTTTACCATGAGTTTCATAAAAGTTCAAATAAAAGTCAATATCTTCTTCAGTCAAACCGATATCTTGAAGGCGATCAATTGCCTTCGCCATGGTTTCAATCTTAACGCCAGAAGTTTCCAACTTCTTACCACACATTACTGTAGCATAAATGCTAGTTTTTTCGAATTCGACAGCATCATCAATCGCAGAAATAAGATCCTGACAGACGAAGTAAGACATGAAGATCCCTTGAGTACCCCGTCATCATAGGGCACCCAAGGGATCGTGTCAAGCCCCCTCAGAGGGAGAATCCTGCGAATGTGTTGCTGGTTACATCCTGCTTGATGCCACCGATCACGTAGGACTCGATTTCCGTCTCCTGTGGGGCGTTCTGCATGGACTTGGAGTTGAGCCAGTGCTCGGTCCAAGGAAGTGGATTGTTCTTTGCTGGAACGTCATAGATGGGGTTCAGACCGATGGATTTCAAACGACGGTTCGCAATCCATTCAACATACTGAGAAAGTAATTTGGTATTCAAACCAATCATAGATCCATCCTTGAACAGATATTCTGCCCAACGCTTCTCCTGCTCTACAGCATTCTCAAACATATGCACTACATTTTCCCTTTCTTCTTCGGCAATACGAAGCATATCAGGATCATCACCTTGAGCCCACTTATTCAGAATCTTTTGTGTAAGAACTAAGTGTTGTGATTCGTCTCTTGCGATGAGGGAGATGATTTTGGCACTTCCTTCCATGAGTTTAAGTTCACCAAAAGCGAAAGAGCAGGCAAACGATACGTAGAACCGAATTCCTTCGAGG